CCCATACACCGGTGAGGACGTTATGCACCTCAACAATGGTATTGGCTTCCAGACTGTATATGGAGATCAAATCCTTCAGGCGATGCGCACTCTCACAAACGAGATTGAAGCGGACCTTGCAGAGGAGGCGTACAAAAATGCTTCGCGTGCTGTCGGTACTGCTGGAACAACTCCTTTTGCTAGTGACTTTGATCTTCTTGCTGACGCTCGCCGTGTGCTGGTTGACAATGGTATGCCTACTAATGATGGTCAATGCTCTTTCATTATGGGCACGGCTGCTGGTGCAAACCTACGCAAGCTGGCGCAGCTTCAAAAGGCCAATGAAGCCGGAGGCACGAACCTGCTCCGACAAGGTACATTACTTGACCTTCAAGGCATGATGATTAAGGAGTCTGCTCAGATTCAGTCGCACACTAAAGGAACGCGAACCAGCGGTCTTGTAAATGGCGCTGGTGCAGTAGGAGATACCACGTTAGGTGTTGATGGCGGATCTGGCTCTATTCTTGCCGGTGACGTCCTTAGCTTTGCTGCTGACACTGCCAACAAGTATGTCGTAAGCACTGGTATCGCAAGCGGAAACGGAGACATCGTTTTAGCATCTCCTGGTCTGCAGGCGATTATTGCTGACAACAATGCGATTACTGTGGGTAATGACTACGCCGCAAACGTAGCCTTCCACCGTCAGGCTCTTGAGCTTGCAGTACGAGCACCAGCAGTTCCAGAGGGCGGTGACGCCGCTGTGGAAGCTGAAGTTGTTACAGACCCAGTCTCCGGCCTTACTTTTGAAATCCGTATGTACAAAGGGTATCGAAAGACTATGATCGAAGTCGCTACAGCATGGGGTTACAAGGCATGGAAGCCTGACTTCATTGCAACAGTGATGGGCTAAGATCTTCGGGGGGCTTTGCCCCCCATTTCTTTTTGAGGGGTCAGCATGGCGCTTACCATTGAAGACGGATCTCTGGTTACTGGTGCTAACTCATACGTCACAGCGGCGGAATGGGATACATGGGCCACAGATCGAGGACTAACACACACGCACAGCACCTCCAAAATTGAAGAGGGCATTCTTCGTGCGATGGATTATTTTGAATCACTAGAATTTCTAGGGCAAAAGCATGAAGACACTCAGTCTCTGCAATGGCCCAGAGATTATGTTTACATTGACGGGTATTCAGTCAACTCAGACATCATCCCAAGCGAAGTAAAGGCTGCGGTCTATGAGGCTGTTAAAATGGAGCTAGATGGCGATAGCCCTATTAAAGCCCAAGGTAGAGAGACGCAGAGCGAAAAAATTGGCGATATATCAGTCACGTATAAATCTCATGCAGGTATGCGGAAAACCACTCCGGCGTTCACTCATTCAATACGGAAGCTGGTGCAAGCTAAAAACGCGGTCTATAGAGCATGAGCTTTGATTACGCCCCTCTTGAGCAAAGCGCTGATGCGCTTATACAAAGTTTCGGTGTGGAGCTGACGTTCACGCGCACCACAGAAGGGGCGTTCAATCCGGCATTAGGGACGACCGCAAATACAACTAGCACGTTTGCCAAATACGCTTGTGTCTTTAACTACAACGAAAGCGAGATTAACGGTGAGTCGATAATGCAGTCAGATAGAAGATTGCTGGCTCAAGGCCACACGTATGAAATTGGTGACACTGTTAGCTTAGACAATGAGCCATATAGGGTTGTCGCTGTAAGGCCAACGAAGCCAGCAGATATAACAATGGCCGTTAATTTGCAGGTACGCAAATGACACAAAATGTTGAGCAAGCGCTTACTAATGTGCTGGGGCATCTTGATAAGAAGATGCGCGGCACCTTGCTTGGCTTGGCATCTCGTACCATTGAGGCAACGCCGGTCCAAACAGGGCGATTACGCAGCAATTGGCAGGTCAGCACTGCGGGATATATTGAGGGCGAGCTTGATATTACGTCGTCGTCCGCCCCTATAATAGCGGCCGCGTCAGTTGCAGCAAGCATGGATATAGGCGATACATTTTACTTTTCTAACAACCTTGATTACGCTGAAGAGCAAGAGCAAAAAAAAGGAATGCTAGAGAAGTCTTTAAATGCATTGCTTGTGGAGATCGGGTAGATGTCTACTTACTTCAATGACATACAGGCGGCGCTTGATACCAAGCTATCCACTCTTTCCGGAACACCAATAGCGTTCCCAAACATCCCATATGAGCCACAGTCTGGCACGACATATGTTCGTGCAAATTTCTTGCCTTCTGAGACAGAGCAAGCCAGCATGGGTGATAATGGCAAAGATTTAACAACAGGCCTTTATAGGCTTTCGCTCGTCATTCCCAAGGGGAGCGGCAGGCCAACGCAACTTGACACGTTAGGCGATTTGTTCAAGCGCGGAACTACCTTGACGCACAACGGCGTAAAGGTGCGAGTAAGGGCTGTCAGCATTGGCAGCCCTCTTGATACGGATTCGGCGTGGTATTCCATTCCGGTAACAGTAAATTTCTACACCTATACAGAGGCTAGATCATGACTATCGCAAACGGTGCACAGCACAGCCTTCACTACGTTGCCGAGACAACCTACGGCACGACCCCATCAACCCCATCTTATAAGCCTATGCCTCACACAGGCACTAGTCTTGCGATGACAAAAGACGCCATTGAGAGCGAAAAGCTGCGAGGAGATCGTCAGGTAGAAGATTTCCGACACGGCAACAAATCAATCAATGGAGATGTCAGTGCAGAGCTAGAGTACGGCGCATTCGACGACATCCTCGAGGCCGCATTATGTGGAACATGGGCAACGGATGTTTTAAAGGCCGGAGTAACTAGACGATCATTTACCCTTGAGCGTAGTTTTGCTGACTTGGCTACTCAGGAGTATCACCGCTTTACGGGGTGCGAGGTCAATAGCCTCGCGTTGAGTATTGCGCCTAATCAAATGGTATCGCTTACTGTTGGGTGGATCGGCAAAGATATGAGCCTTAATACCGCTAAGGTAACTGGCTCAACGTATGCCGCTGATGCTGGCGAGACTCCATTTGATTCGTTTACTGGCTCCATTAGTGAGGGTGGTTCGTCAATCGCCACTGTCACAGCGTTAGAGCTTACTCTTGAGAATGGCATTGAGCCTTTGTTTAGCGTCGGCAGCTCTACCACTAACAGGCCAGCCATAGGCAAGTCACGTGTAACAGGATCACTGACTACATATTTTGAAAGCAAGGCGTTATTTCAAAAGTTTGTGAACGAAACATCCAGCTCGATCTCAGTAACGCTTACAGATTTGGATGGCAATGACTATCAGATTGACGTAGGTAATGTTAAGTACAACTCAGGACAACCAGATGTGGCTGGCGAAGGCGCTATCACTGTGGCAATGGACTTTGTTGGCCTTTACGATGGGTCAGACCAAAGTAATATCAAGATCACTAGAAGCACCGCGTAATGGAGCTAAATGATCTAAAGACCGCTGAGAGTCATGAGGAGGGCTCTCAGTGTTTTTTGCTTTCTGCAGATGGAACAATGTCAGATGCATTTGTTGTTGTGCAGGGACCAGACAGCCCCGCGTTTAGGTTATCTAAGCGCACTCAACGAAGTAAATTGCTTACGTTGCGTCAGCAAGGGCAGGACTTAGAATCGTATGATTTTTTGCCTCTTGATGTTGATATGGCTGTTGATCTTGTCAAGGACTGGGGTGGCATTACCAACGAAGGTGAGCCGGTTCCCTATAGCAAAAAGCGGTGCCGTGATTTGCTGTCTCAATCCCCTGTAAATGTAGATAGAATTTTAGACTTCTGTGGTGAGCGGATAAATTTTACCAAAGGCTGATTAAGGAGTTTGTAGATTTTGGTCGCTGGTCCATGTGGGCGCATTCAGCACCAGAAAAATCTAAAGTCAGCCGATGGGATACATGGCAACAGGTCAAAAAAACCACCGGTAAAACGCCATTAGATTTGAGGATGGCACCAAAATCGGGCCTTGAGTTTGATCATTGCTGGCACGTATATGGCTTGCTTTCGGAATACACCTTCACAGAGATAGATGCCTATTGCCGCACCACAGGCGATTATCTGTTACCTTGGGAATCGGAAGCTATAGTAAAATTAGCAAAATTTCGTGAGGTGACTCCGACATGGCCACTGAAATAGCCACCCTTAAATTCAAAGCCGACACATCTGATTTAGCCCGTGCTGAGAAAATGCTTAATAGACTTGGTGCTGCATCCCGAGATGCTGCCAATGACTATGATTACTTGACTCGCGAACAGCGGGAGCAAGAAGATCAGCAGCGTCGAAACAACAACGAAAACGACAAGGGCAAAGATAAGCTCAAAGGGCTTGGCACCGCCGCAAGAAACGCAGCAGCAGCCATCGGCTTAATAACCGGCGCATCTAAGGCTTTAAATGTAGCTAGAGAGTTTGACGTTATAAATGCGTCACTAGTTACCATGACAGGAAGTACCGATGCCGCCGCTCGAGCCTTCACACAAATACAATCATTCGCTGCGACTACGCCGTATGACTTACAGCAGGTATCAGATGCCTTTGTTAAGTTAAAAGCACTTGGCCTTGACCCTTCAGAAGAAGCGCTTAGGTCCTACGGCAACACCTCTTCGGCTATGGGTAAAGACCTAATGCAGCTTATTGAGGCCGTAGCAGACGCCTCAACGATGGAGTTTGAGAGACTTAAAGAGTTCGGAATAAAAGCACGTCAAGAAGCAGATTCTGTAAGCCTTACATTCCGAGGCACTACTACCACAATCGGCAAGAATGCTGATGAAATACAAGCCTACCTTTTGGCTATTGGTCAGACAGAATTTGCTGGCGCTATGGATGAGCGAGCAAAAACACTTGATGGCGCGTTTAGCAATTTAGGCGATACGGTCGATCAGTTCTTTTTATCACTTACTAGAGGGCAGACTGGCGGCTTAATTAATGAAGTAACGAGAGCAATCTCAGCAAGCATCCAAGACCTAACCGATTCAATTAACTTAATGAATGGAACTGCTGGGCTTGATTTGCAGCTTGAGGCCAGTAATGCGGAGCTTACCCGTCTGAACGAAGAGCTTGCACGAACGCCAGAGATTTTTGCTGACCAACGCGCTCAGATCACGGCAAAAATAGCTGCTGAAGAAGAAAAGCAGAGAGGCATAGTACAGGGCATACGAGATGATTTAAGGAAAACAGCAGAAGATCAAGCGGCAGATGAATTGCGCAGAGAAGAGTCAGCCGCTGCTGAGGCGGCTCGTATTGAAAAGGAAAAGCAAGACGCGATAGACGCGGCGAAAGCCAAGTCAGAAGAAAAAGCAGAGCAAGCGGCAGCTCGCCAGTTGGCAAGAGATCAGGCGGCAGCCGAAAGCCAGCTTGAGCAAATGATGCGCCTAAACGCAGACGAAATCGCGCAGGTAAATAACATTGAGAGTGACCGCATGGCGGCTTTAGAGGAAAGCCGAGCAGCTAATTTAATCACTGAACAGGAGTTTCAAGATGCTAAAACGGAAATTGAAAGGGCTGCGGAGGCGGAGCGCGCTGAGATTCGCGAAGATGCTCGATTGGCTGAGCAGGAGCGTAGGCTGGAAGAATTTGAAGCACTCGACGACGCAAGACAAGCCGAGCTTGACCGAGAAAGAGAAATCACCGAAGGCAAAAAGCAAAGGGAAATCGCCGCCGCGCAAGAAAAAGCCGAAGCAATCAACGCAATCGAAGACGTATTCCTCAAAAACACCAGCGAAAGAGACAAAAAAGCCTTCCGACTTGGCATGAATCTCATGGACGCTGAAAAGCGAGAGCGCGCCAAGGAGATCATAAGTAAGTCTTACAATGCCGCAATCGGCGCATATGAGGCTCTTGCGCCTATTCCAATCGTCGGACCAGCATTAGGTGCCGCCGCCGCCGCCGCTGTACTAGCCACAGGCGTCCAAATGGCCGCACAGTCGCTGTCCGGTCGCGCATTGGGTGGTCAGGTACGGGCTGGCGAAAGTTACGTGGTGGGCGAAAGAGGGCCGGAAGTGCTCACTATGGGCAACATGAGGGGAAACATAACTACCAATGAGGCGATGGGCGGAAGTGGAAATAACGTGGTGAACAAGAATGCCAACGTATCATTCAATATATCCGCTAATGACTCAGCAGGCTTTGACGAGTTGCTTGTTGCGCGCCGTGGATTAATCATAAGCGTCATCAACGAAGCGCTTAATGACCAAGGGAGGCCTTCAATAGCATGAGTTTTCCAACTACACCAGAGGCGACAAGCGTTCAGATCAAAGCTATAAGCCGTAATTTGCGATCAGAAAGCAGAAGCGGACGCACGCAAACGCGAAGCTTAGGCAATCAAAAATGGCAGATCACCATGTCATATCGAGACCTTACAAGGGCGCAGTTTGGCCCTATATTCGGTTTTGTGGCTGGCAAGGGGGTTGGTGCCTCTACATTCACAGTTGCGCCCTCAGAGGTAAGCTCAAGCCCCACAGCAAGCGGCTCAGTATCAGCCACAAGCACGGGGGCAGGCGCTACATCGGTAACCATCTCAGGTCTTGTAGGGACGCTAAAGGCGGGGTCATTTGTAAAATTTGCCAGCCATGAGAAGGTGTATATGGTCACGGCAAATAGAGCAGGCGCGGGGGCTCTCAGTATCAGCCCAGCGCTTCAAGAAACCGCTAGTGGCGCAGTTACTATTGATGACGTGCCGTTTACCGTTAGATTGTCAGCAGACGTTCAAGAGTGGTCACTGGACGGGTTCGATAGATATAATTTTGAAGTTGACATGATAGAGGCGTGATATGCCACGAGGTCTTAGCTCCACCATCATCACTGAGTTAGAAAAAGATGACATACGGCTGGCTGGTCTTATTTATATGGATATCGGCAGCGGCCAATACCTGACCGATTACGCCCACGATTTGGTCGCAGGTGGAGTCACCTATACTTCTAGTACGCATTTGCTCAGTGTAGGCGCTCCACGAGAGTCTCGTGATTTGCGGGTCAACACGGTTTCTGTAACCTTATCGGGCGTTCAACAAACCTACCTTACGTTGTTCTTAACCAATGACCATGTGAACAGACAAGTTAAATTCAGTAAGGCTTTGGTAGATGACGATGGAGCTGTAATTGGTGACAGCATTCTTGCCTTTGATGGTCGTATTACGCGCTTCGAAATTAAAGAAAGCAGCAGAACCTCAGAGATTACTATTGAGGTTGCAAGCCATTGGGCCGACTTCGAAAAGACCGCTGGGCGATTGACCAACACAAACTCACAGCAACGATTTTTTCCTAATGATTTGGGTTTTGCCTATGCGGCAAACACTATCCGCGATCTTAGGTGGGGCAGAAAATAATGGGTATTTTGAGTGACATTGTAAAAGGCATCACCGATCTTGTTGGCGACATTGTTGGCTTTTTAGTTGGCGCTGACTTTGATGATTTTGACGACCAGTCAAAAGGCGCGCTTGTTAATAAGCAAAGCAACATTGCACCACTACCCGTAATTTACGGCGAAAGGAAGATAGGCGGGGTACGGGTTTTTGTATCAACTGGCGGAGATGACAATGAGTACCTATACCTTTGTCTCGCTCTATGCGAGGGAGAGATTGAAGACATAAACGTCATTTATGTTAATGATCGCGCCCTAACGACTCAAGCAAACGGCTCAGTATTAACGACAATCTCAAGCAATTTTTATAAAGACAAAATTAAAATACAGAAGTTTTTGGGCAAAGATACTGGTCAGGTTGATGGTGCAACGCACTTGTATTCCACATTGCTAGCGGAGGCAAGCGGTTGGAGCAGCACTAACAAACTCAACGGTGTTGCGTATCTAGCCATGCGGTTTGAGTGGGATGACGATATCTTCGGCGGCATACCAAATGTCGAAGTCAGAGTGAAAGGCCGTAAAGTTTACGATCCTAGAAACTCTTCAACTGCTTTTTCGACTAATCCGGCATTGTGTCTGCGTGACTACCTTACTAATGAGAGATACGGAAAGGGATTGCCGTCGAGCGCCATTGACGACTCGCTAGGGGAAGCTGGCTTTAAAACCGCCGCGAATTCTTGTGATGATCAAGCAATATATAACGTGTATCCATATTCAGGGGCACCGCAAAAAATAGATTTAATGGC